GCACTATGGCACCGTGTATAAGATGCTGCAGAGCGACGTGTATGGCGGGATGGTCTCATGGGGCGAATACCGCAATCCAGAGCCGAGCGACCGCTTCCCGCACCTGTGGGACACGGCCACGTTCGAGGCCGTGCAGCGAGAGCGCTCCCGGCGCTCGCGCAAGACCTATGCCCGATCGGACGGCAACCCGTTCCTGGACGTGGCCTACTGCGCCCGCTGCGGCAGCCGTATGACGCAAGCGACCAACACCGCCCAGGACACCGTCTACCTGCGCTGCTCCTCACACGTGCGGCGCAACCAGGACGCTACGCCCACCTGCCACGCCAATTACACCCACCGCGACCTGGTGCGCGAGGCGATCGAGACCTATCTCTCTGGCGTGACGACCCTGGCCGACGTCGAGCGCCTGACAGGTGCCCAGCGCGACCACGCCAGAGAGCGGGCCCGCCTGGAGGAGATAGAGGCGGAGCTGGAGGACGCCGAGCATCGACGTCGCCGCCTGGCCCTGGCCTATGCCGGGGGAGCGATGGACATGACCGTGTACCAGGGGGCGGACCAGGAGATCGTGCGACAGGTCGAGGCGTGGAAAGACGAACGAGGGCAGCTAGAGGCGACGCTGGCCAGTGTGCTCAGCAGCGAGGCGCGTTTGGCGGCGGTCCGTTCGGCACGGTCATTGCTGCGACAGGGCCTGGATCAAGCCACATCCCGCGAGCTGGCGGCTGTGCTGCAAAACGCAGGCCTGCAGGTGTGGTGTGAGGATGGCGAGGTCGTGCGGGTGGAGATGGTCTAGCTACCGGCTATCATAGTATTCCACTACCCCGATAACCCGTAGATTCGTCATTGACACCCCACTCTATATGGGGTATACTAGAGTCAGCGCCACTACCGATAGTATACCTCCGCTATCGATGGCGCGTGGTTTCTCCTCCCTTTGAGGCGGGGACACGTGCGCAGGCGTGTCCCCGCCCTCGCTTGGAGCCTGCGCCACACGAGGAGCGACACGGACCGCGATTGGACGGCAGGACGCGCGACTTCTGGATGGCCGTACGGCAAGCCCTGATCATCCTCCTGGGCGCGTTGGAGGATTACCTGGAGCTCGAGCGCAGCATCACGCCCAGGCGCAAGCGGTCCGCGGAGCGAATCTCCTGGCCTAACTGAATAATCCCACCGGGAACACCCAGCGGGACATTTGTCTGGTAGCGGGCGAGAGCCTACCGCCAGGCAGATGTCCCGCTTTTGTGTTCGTGAGGCAAGGATGGCAGACAACGATGGCTAACGCAAAGGCGCTTACATAGTGGGCGCCAGCGAGCTGCTCGATACGGCAGCACGGCGCGAGTTCGTGCTGCGTCTGCGGCGGAAAGGCAAGACCTACCGTGCCATCGCCGCTGCTGCCCTCGCAGAGTTCGGCCCCGATCGGCTACCGAACGGCTGGGATTGCCGCTACGCCTATATGGATGTGAAGCGCGAGCTCGACAAGCTGCGCGAGGTAGTGGGAGAGCACGCGGAGGACGTACGCCAGCTGGAGCTGCTGCGCCTCGACGCGATGCTCGATGGCCTCTGGGAGCGGGCGCGGGCCGGCAAGGCCACAGCCGTCGACCGCGTGCTCAAGATCATGGAGCGTCGGGCGCGGCTGCTGGGCCTGGACGCCCCTACGCGCCAGGAGGTTACGGGCAAGGACGGTGAGCCATTACTAGTCCGGTTTGTATGGGATGACCCAAGTCACGATCCCGATGCTGAAGCCGCACAGCCTGACCCAGCGGCAGATGATCACGTATGAGGGCAACGTGGTCGCTTTCTGCGGCCGGCGCTTTGGCAAGACCGACGGCTACGTGCAGCGGCTGTTCTACTGGATGCAGCAAGATCCGGGCCTCTACTGGTGGGTTGGGCTGTCGTGGCGATCGGCGTCGCTCAAGCGGGCCTGGCGCGGTGTGTCCGGCATCGCCCGACGGGTGCTGACCGCGATGGGCCTGGACGCGCGCCAACACATCAATCGCAGCCGCAACGAGCTGACCATCCCCGGCCTGGGCGAGATCTGGTTTCGCACCGGCGATAACCCCAGCTCCCTGGCCGGCGAGGGTATCAAGGGCGCGGTCGTCGACGAGTTCAGCCTGCTATCCGAGATTGTGTGGACCGAGTACCTGGAGGCGACGCTGCTGGACTATGGTGGTTGGGTGGCCTTCGGCGGCGTGCCCAAGGGCAACAACTGGGCAGCCAACCTGTGGCGTGGCGCGGCCGGTCGTGAGGGCTGGCTGCAGCTGCATGCCACGAGCTACGACAACCCGTTCATCGAGCGCTCGCGCATCGACGAGATCAAGGCCCACACGCCGGCCCGGTTCTTCGACCAGGAGTACATGGCCGAGATCGTCGACGACGCCGGCAGCGTCTTTCGCAACGTGCGGGCCTGCGTGGCCGAGAGCCCGGTCGAATGGAACAGCGGCTATCACTATGTGATGGGCGTGGACTGGGCGCAGAGCTACGATTTCACGGCACTGACTGTAGTGGAGCGCGAGACAGGGCGTGTATGTGAAATCGACCGCTTCAACCAGATCGGCTGGGAGGTGCAGCGGGGCCGGCTGCGTGAGCTCGCCCAGCGCTGGCGCGTGAGTGAGATCCTGGCCGAGGAGAACAGCATCGGCGGCCCCAACATCGAGCAGCTGCAGAGCGAGGGCCTGCCGGTCAAGGCGTTTACCACGACCTCCCAGAGCAAGCAGGATGTGATTGTGGCGCTGCAGCTGGCATTCGAACGCGGCGAGATCGGCATCCCCAATGACGACGTGCTCATCAACGAGCTGCAGGCGTTCGAGGCGACGCGGCTCCCCTCCGGCCGCTGGCGCTACGAGGCGCCGGAGGGCATGCACGACGATTGCGTCATTTCGCTCGCGCTGGCCTGGGAAGCAGCGAACCGGGCTGCCGGCGCCCAGATCGTGCGCGGCGTGGCCAACCTATACGGCAGCCGCCATCCAGAAAGAGGGCCAGCAGTGAGGACACTCTATGGCTCAAGGAGATAACGGCAAGGGCATCGTTGGGCGGCTGCTGGAGCGGATGCGGCCGGCCTCCGAGCTGATCGGGCGCGCCGTGATCGGCAGCGCCCAGACCACGCTCTACAAGTCGCGCTCCTACACCAAGACCTACGATGAGACGCGCCCCGATTACGAGTTTTGGGACAGCCTTCGCCGCTGCAAGGCCAAGGGCTACACCCTCAGCGGCCTGTACTGCAAGCGCATCGAGGCCATCTTTGCCACGTGGACGCTGGGGCAGGGGGTCGAGGTGGCGCTGGCCGAGAGCGGCGATCCGGACAGCGAGACCGATCCTCGCAATTACACCGACCAGGCCATCGCCGACTTTCTGGAGGACAACGCCGATACGCTGCTGGACGTGTTCCGCGACAAGTTGGGCCTGGGTGACCAGTACATCATCGTCAATCCCGACGGCACGCTCTCCATCCCCTCCCCCGACACAGTCGAGCCCGAGTGGAACCTGCTCGACTATCGCGCGCCCGTGGCCTACACGGTCACCACCAAGACCGGCGACGCGACCGTCATCGATCGCTACGAGGCGTACTATCGCACGATCACCGTCAAGCGCAACGGCGAGACCGTCTCGGAGATGCAGTTTGAGAACCTAATTGGGCGCATCCCGGTGGTGCACGTGGCCAACGCGCGCTCCGCCAACGAGACCTACGGCCACCCGGTGCACGAGGAGCTGCGGCCGCTGTACGACCAGTACGACGACCTGATCTACAAGCAGCTGGACGGGGCAAAGCTCCTGGGCAACCCGGTGCCGGTATTCGAGGGCATGGAGGACGTCAACGAGGTCCTCGACGCCAACAAGCCGGCCGAGGCCGACACCTACCACGACAAGGACGGCAACGAGGTCACCCACAACCAGATGAACCTCGACCGCAACAGCATCGTCGTGGTCGGCAAGGGCGGCACATTCTCCTTCAAAGGCCCACCCACCGGCTTCACCGAGGACACCAAGACGGCGCTCAAGTCGCTGTTTTTGCTGCTGCTCGACCACACCGGCATCCCGGAGTTCATCTGGGGTGGGGAGCTCACCAGCTCGCGCTCGACCGCCGAGGTCCAGATGGACCAGTGGGTGCGCGACGTCAAGGGCCGCCAGGTCGACAACGCCGGCTGGCTGCGCGACCTGGTCGAGATCTGGCTGGCCACGAGCGCGCTGGTGGATCCGGCGTTGGTGCTCGACGCGCTGGCCGTGACCTGGCCCGAGGTGATTCCCGACGACGTGCAGACCCTGGTGCAGAAGCTCCAGTTCGCCAAGGACCGCAACCTCATTACCGACAAGACGGCCCTCACCCTCCTGGACATCGTGCCCGATCCGGGCAAGGAGGTCGAGGACGCGACCGCGGAGGCCGATGAGCGGCGCGAGAGGCTCTTTCCCGAGGGCGACACGTTTGGCTTTCAGCAGGACGTGAACGCGGCGCAACGGGAAGCCGCAGAGGAATAGAGGTAGTATAGATGGCAGACCTGATAGACCGCATCAGTGGAGCAGCAATAGACCGTCCCAAGATCAACCTGCACCGCTTCATGGCGGCGGAGCGTCTCTATGCCCTGGGTGAGTGGACGCGCACCGAGCTTGCCGCCGAGTTCGACTTGCAAGGTGACGAGGCCAGCCAGGGCGTGCAGCTTGCCGACCGCATCGACGCTCAATCGAACATCACCAACAAGATCGTCTACCTGATGCGCCTGGAGTCGGTGATGATGTGCATCGAGGACGGCGACGACCGGCTGTACCACAACCCGGACGGGACGGTGAACAAGGCCAAGGTCTACGAGGATAGTCTGATCGCGGGGTAGCTAGTTGGCATATCTTTATTCGCTCGGGAAGAGGAATACTGCGTCGAACGGGGTATCTACGGGCACAAAAACGGAACCTGTGGCATTTGGTGCGTCAAAAGAACCTGCCGAAGTGATGGTCACGCCGGGTTGCATGAGGATGTGCATTTCATTGGCCGAAACGCGGATGATCTGGGTTTGCCTTTGCAGCGCCCAGCGTAGGGCATTCTTGGGATGACGAAAAAACAGCCACAGCAGATAGCGCCACGATGGGCGGGTCTTGTAGACATACTTGGTGCTCATGACACACCTCCTTATCTTATCGCACAGTATATCACGATGATGGCTTGCTGTCAAGGATAGCTAGTTGGCATACGAGTCCCATGTAGGCTCATTCAACATAGACAGCTCCGTCACCGCTGGCAACGACCAGAGCATCACCGGCGTCGGCTTCCAGCCGAAGATCGTGTTGTTCTGGTGGTCGGGCTCGACGGCGAGCGCCGACAGCGTGGCGGGCGGGACGATCAGCTTTGGGTTTGGGGCAGGCATCAGCTCTACTAGCCGCTTCTGCGTTGTCGGTTATAGCGAGGACGGTCAGGCCACCTCGGACAGTAGCGCCTACCATGAGGTGAACTCTTGCATTCGTATCTATACCGACACGGCCACATTGGATGGCTTGGCCGATTTCAAATCGCTGGATGCTGACGGATTCACTCTTACAATTGATAATCAGTTTTCAGCAGACTATCGTATTTCATATTTAGCGCTGGGTGGGGATGATCTCACCAATGTCTACATCGGCAACAAGCAGCGTGACAACGATACGGGAAACTGTGCAGTAACGGGGGTCGGGTTCCAGCCAGAGGCGGTTATCGTTGCATCGGCATGGTGGACTGCAAGCGTTGGGGAAAACTACATTCCGTGCTTGATGTGGGCTATGGGTATGGCGACGGGCAGCAGCAATCAAGGAACTGTTGGCTGCTCCTCACAGGACAATCAGGCCACGTCGAATACAGCGGGATATGGGTACAATGGCGAAACGCTCTCGGCATGTCGGTACGATGGCGTCACCATCCGAGATGCATTCGTGTCATTCGACGCGGACGGCTTCACCCTCAATCAGATTGAGGGCACCGGCATATTCTACTACCACTACATCTGTCTGAAGGGCGGACAATACGCCGTAGGCGACCTGACCACCCGCACCGACGGCAACGACATCGAGGAGGATGTTGGGTTCGAGCCAGTCGCTGTGCTGTTCGCCAGCGCCAACCGCGCCCTCTCCACACAGGACACCGTAACCGCCCACGCCCGCATCTCCATCGGCGCGGGCACCTCCACCACAAACCGCGCAGTCCAGGCCATCTCCGACGAGGACAACCTGGCCGACACCGAGACGGCGTACACCAACCAGGACGACGCCGTGTACGCGCACGTGGTGGACGACGCCGTTGTCGGCCTGATGGACATCAAGTCCATCGACGCCGACGGGTTCACGTGCGTGATGGACGACGCGGAGTCGTCGGCCTGCTGGGTGACGTACCTGGCGATTGGGGCGGAGGCGGCGGGTGGGGCTAACTATGACGTGTCGCTCACATTGGCACGCACAGCCACCCTTACGCCGAGCGCATCGGCAGCCGCATTAGGCAGCACAACCTTGGGCAGGACGGCGGGCATCATACACGGAGGGCTGGCGGCGGCTATTGCAGCGGCGTCACTGGCCCGGAGCGCGGGCGTCAGCGAGGCGGCCAGCAAAGGCACGGCAGCCATCTTCTCACTGTCTCGCCAGGCTGGACTGACAGGCAGCGGGACAGCAGCAGCGCTGGCCTCGGCAACGTTGGCCCGGCAAGCCGCCATCAGCCAGAGCGGGCGGGCGGCAGCAGGGGCGGGCGTGTCGCTCTCACGCGCGGCGGGGCTGACGGATGGAGGGCAAGCTGCGGCGGGCGCCTCATTGCAGCTCGACATTCTGAAGGTGGTCACACAGGCAGCCGTGGCGGCGGCGATCGCGGACGCGACGCTGGCCAGCGAGCGCGGCATCTCGCAGAGCGCGACGGCTGCGGCGGCGGCCTCGTTCACGACGGCGATCTATGAGGCGGTCGGGTTCGCCACGGGCATCACAGCCAGCCTGGCGCTCTCGCGGTCGATGGCCATGGGGCTGGCGGCGACGGCGGCAGCGAGCGCCAACGCGGCGTTGGGCCGGGAGCTGGGCATCACGCTGGCGGGCCAGGCGGCGGCATTGGGGGACGTGAGCCTGGGCCGGGTGCTGGCCGTCGCGGCCTCCGCCCTGGCGGCGGCAAGTGCGACCATCGCCGTGGCCCGCTCGTTGGGCGCGTCATTCGTGGGTATGGAAGGGGAAGCGGCGGCAGCGGCGATCGCGCTGACCTTGCAGAGCCGGGATCTATCATTGACATTGCAGGAGCGATCGTTGGCGCTGACGTTGATCAGCAGGGCGTTGGGGCTGACACTATCAGAACGAGATTAGGAGACGATACATGAATCACATCAAGGCAGGCAGGACGCTGAGCACACATTACCACGTCGTGGCGCGTGACAAGCACGGCAACGTCAAATGGGTGGACGAGTTTGACAACCTGGTCGTCAACGCCGGACTGGACGACTCACTCGACAAGCACCTCAAAGGTTCGGGCTACACCGCGGCCTGGTACATGGGCCTGGCCGACGGCACGCCGACGTTTGCGGCCGGCGACACAGAGGCCAGCCACCCCGGGTGGACTGAGGTCACGGCCTACGACGAGGGCGCACGCCAGACGGTGACGTTTGGCGCCGTGTCCAGCCAGAGCGTAGACAACAGCGGTTCGCCCTGTGTGTTTACCATCAGCACGAACTCGACCACGATCGGCGGCGCGTTCCTGACGACCACGAGCACCAAGGGTGGCACGGTCGACACGCTCTACGGCGGCGGGGCGTTCGCCGCCGGGGACAAGTCGCTCGACGACGGCGACACGCTGACCATCACCGGGACCTGCACAGCCGCGGCGAGCTAGGAGCGGGCCATGCGTCCCACAGATCTGGAAGTTGCTGAGGGCAAGTTATATCAGGGCGCCGATGAGCAAATTACCTACACGCTCACGACGACCAACTGGGGATCCAGCCCGACCAGCGTCTCGGTCAAGGCCTACGACGTCTCCAATGACTATGCCGACGTCACGGCCACGGTGCTATCCGGCAGCGCGAGCGTGTCGGGCGACGTGATCACGCTGCCGAAAGTCAAGAGCTTGACCCGTGGCCATATTTACCGCATCGAGGTGCAGTTCACGATCGCCGGCTCTGCCACGCCCTTCGAGGCCTACGCCCAGATCGAGGCGACACGCTGATGGCGACTAGCTACCGCTCCCGGCACCTGAGCGTGATGCGCGATAACGAACGGCGGATGGAGGCCCTCTTTGCGGGCCTGGCCAACTACGCCACGAGCCGCATCTTGCGCGCCGCCGATGCCGAGGGCAACATCCCACGCAGCGCGACCTACGAGCTGCAGCGCGACATTGGCGATGCGACGATGCGCCTGTTTGTGGCGCGTGGCCGGGGCGAGCGGCCAGCGCCGTTTGAGATCCTTCCCGACGGCGCGGTGTTCCCCCTCTCGCCCTACGCCCGCGCGCTGTGGGCCGCCATCACCGAGGCCATGCGCATCCAGGTCGAGCAGCAGGCGGCCATGATGGAGCGGCGCTTACCGGCGGACCTCAAAGCGCTGTTGCGCGGCGGGATAGCACGGGAGCAGGGCACTGTGTTCACCCCCAACCCGCTGGCGCACTACGATCCGCCGCACCTGTGGGTGGACCCCAACGGCTACACCCTCTCGGAGCGCATCTGGGCCACGGCGGGCAACACCCGCCGCAAGCTCGACGCCATGCTGGAGGAGGGCGTCCGCCAGGGGCGCGGCTCGCTGGCCCTCGCGCGGGACCTGGAGCGCTACCTGCAGCCCGGCCGCCAGCTGGTGCGCACCAAGGCCCCCTACGGGGTGGACGCCTCCTACGACGCCATGCGCCTGGCCCGCACCGAGATCTCGCGCGCCGCCGCGCAGGCCCACGAGGTCGCGGCCCGGGCCAACCCGTTCGTGGAGAAGCTGCGATGGAAACTCTCCCCGCAGCATCCGTGCTGCGACATCTGCGACAGCTATGCCGACAAGGAGTACGAATTGGACGATC